ACAAAGATGTAGATAAATTGGGCGGCAAGATAGATAAAATCTATTGGGTTCTTTTGACTGTTGCGGGAACTGCAGTACTCTTTGTTTTAGAGAGGATGTTTGGGTGAAATTAAGTCCTAATTTTTCTGTAAGAGAGCTTACCAAATCGCAGACAGCGGAGCGTAAAGGTATTGATAATACACCTACAGAAGAACATCTAGAAAATTTAAAATTACTTTGTGAAAATATCTTACAACCTGTTAGAGATGAATGGGGTGTTGTAAGTGTATCATCAGGATACAGATCACCAGAATTATGTGTAGCCATAGGCAGTTCAGAACGATCGCAGCACGCGCGTGGCCA